ATGCCGTTAGTTCCTGGTAAGAGCAGAGCTGCACTTGAGAAGAACATCGCCATTGAGCGCAAAGCAGGCAAGCCCGAGAAACAAGCCGTTGCGATTGCTTACAGCAAGAGGGGCGAGGATGCTTTTAAAATCACATCAGCACAACGTCCTGCATTTGAGTGGGCCTGTAACTTTGCGAATGCATCAGAAGAAGGCGCGTACATGTTTGCCGGCTTCTATCAGAACTACGTAAAGAAGTTTCCAGGTGCGACGAAAGCCCAGGCTTGGAAGGCACAGACTAGTATGCTGCAGAATGGGGGGCAAGCGCCTGCTTACAGCAAGAGGGGCGAGGATGCTTTTAAAATCACATCAGCACAACGTCCTGCATTTGAGTGGGCCTGTAACTTTGCGAATGCATCAGAAGAAGGCGCGTACATGTTTGCCGGCTTCTATCAGAACTACGTAAAGAAGTTTCCAGGTGCGACGAAAGCCCAGGCTTGGAAGGCACAGACTAGTATGCTGCAGAATGGGGGGCAAGCGCCTGCGCCAGCAAAAGACAGCGACCTTGAGCCCATCCCTGTTAAGGGCGAGGGGAAAGACGTAGATATAGACGAGGCAGAGTACACAGCTAAACGAGCGGCTGGCAAGGCTCTAGCTGCGTACGAGTCCGCACGGCGTAGTAAGTCGAGCACGCCTGAGCGTGAAGCTAAATTGCGTAATAAATACGAGGAACTGCAATCTGCGTACTATGCCGCGCGGAAAGCCGCCAAAGCAAAAGATGACTCTTTGGAGCCCATCCCCACACCAGCCGAGAAGAAGCTGGCGCTTGCCAAGCATGCTACTGGTATTACGAAGAGTCAGGACAATGATGGGCCTTTCTACAAAGGTGAGGCGGCTAAGCGCTCTAGTGGTGAGACTGGTACAGTAGTGGAGCAAAAAGGCGGCAGAGTTATTGTCGTTCCTGATAGGCTAAAGTCTACTACTGAATCTTGGGAAGTTGGCAAGACAAGCCTGCTACATAAAGCTACCGACAAATGGTCCAGCGCCGAAGAGCAGAAGTACTTCGACCTGCGCAAGAAGCATCAGGCCAAGCTTGAAGCAAAGAATCCTGGCGAGTCGAGCAACCGGTTGCGTGCGCATGAGTCTGCCATGAAAGAAATGGGCGAGAAGGTTGTACCTTATGCACTTGGAAAGGGCGACGACTTGAAGAAGCTGAGAGACGCAAGAGCAAAGGCGCTTGACATGGAGCCTATTCCAGTGCCGGGGAAGGATGCTGACAATGCTTGGTGCCCAACTTGTAGTGGTGCCGGTGAACGTACGAAAGGCAGTACTTGTGTAACTTGTGCCGGCAGCGGCCGTGTAAAGATCGAGCCGGCTGGTACGCCAAAGAAAAAGCCAGCAAAAGACTCCGAAGTACCGATTGGTTTTGCAGCGGGCAAGTCTCCAGAGTTTCGCCAGGCAGAATGGGAGCGCCGGCGAGCAGAACTGCGTGAAGCAAATGCTCGTGAACACGCAGAGCGGCAGAAGAAGAAGGCCAAGGACGCCGGTCCAGAACGGTTGGAGATAGTAGGCACGGCTAAGGGCGAGAGCATCTGGAAGGTGAAGACGGCGGGTGGAGAGATTCGCTACATGCCGCATCTTTCAGGAGGCCTCTACCCATCTGTAACGGCTGCAAAAGAGGCTGTGGAAGGTAAGGCCAAGGACTCCGCCCAAATTTCCGGTTCTGAGCCGCAAGATCACTTAGCTCGTGCTAACCAGTACGAGATTGCAGGCGACCGTGCGCGTGCTCTAGACAGCTACCGCGCTGCTGCGACTGGCTACCGTAGACTTGGCAACCACCAAGGTGAGGATAGCGCCAGAGATGGCATCGTAGAGTGTCAGCGGCGCCTTGTCGGCGGGCACGAGGGTCTGTACGACCATCCATCTAAGGGCAAGCATCAGGCATTCGACTCCGCTGACAGAGCACTGACTTCTGCTTTGCAGCGGACGCGGGCGGGCGAGTCTGTTCGGATTACTGATAGTGGGTTTGAGGTGATTCCCGCCGGTACCAAGAGGGCGAAGGATGGCGCCGCAAGCACTGCATGGGCGTCTTTGCCATTTGCTGCTCAAGAAAAGATTCTTATTGCAAACGGTATTACGGCGGGTCAAGCGCATAATTGGGCCGGCGAAAGCTGGATGAAATTGCCGGATCATATACGTGGAGCATTCCTTAAGCACTTTCACAGTGAGGCCAAGTAAATGGCGCGCGGCTACTACGCAAGCCGACTCAGCGCAGGGCGCAGCGAGACTCCGGAAGGGTTTCTCATTGTGCCCGGGTGCGTCATTGCTAGGACCGGCTTCCAGTCCTATCAAGTAAAGGACCTTCCACAAGAAGCTGCCGGAGACTTGGGAGTTGATCTTTCAAACCCAAGCGCTAGCATCGACATCTATCGGCATCCTGATGATGTGTTCGACCCTGCGACCATTGCGAGCTTCGAGGGCAAACCCGTAACAGACGAGCATCCGCCCGATTTTATTAACCCAGAGAATTTTAAAAAGTATGCATGTGGCCATATTCAAAATGTGCGCAAAGGTGATGAGCCTCTGGACGACGGTGAATGGCCATTGCTTGCTGATGTCATTATCACTGCAGAGCCTCTGCTTGGAAAAGTCAAGCGCAAAGAAGTTGAGGAGCTTTCTGCAGGATATGACTATGCGCTTAAAGCGCGCGGCAAAAAGATTTGTATGGCCAGTATCAGGGGCAACCATGAAGCTGTGGTGCCACGTGGAAGAGCTGGCCACGAGGCTCGTATAAATGATGCTGCTCCGTCCGAACCTGCGGCCACGCCGCCTAGGTCCGGGAACGGACTTGTGGTATCTAAACTTAGCGCATTACTAACCACTAAGGAGAGCAAACCCGTGATGAAGAATCTACGGAAGCACATCTGGGGCCTCGGGCTGAGGGCGGCGGCGCAAGACGCTGATATCCAGCCGGAACAGTTGGCAGAACTCGCACCACCTGATGAGGCTGACGATAAGAAAAAGAGTCGCGATGAGTGGCCTGATGAAGGCAGCGAAGTCGAGGTAAATCCGGCTGACGACAAGAAGCGCGGCAAGGACAAGAAGAAGTCCCGCGATGTCGAGCCCGAAGAAGAGGAAGAAGAGGTTGAGGACAGCCATCGTAAGCGTATGCATGACGCCCTTGATCGTAAGCTCGACGCAGAGGATAAGCGTGGGCGCGACACTGACCTCGAAGAGCTGAAGTCACTGCTCAGTGAGTTTTTCTCTGAAGAAGAGGAAGAGCCCGCGCACGCCAAGCAGGAAGAGCTGCCTGTCGAAGTTGAGGACGCAGAAGTAAAGAAGCTTGACGATATCCTTGGGCTTGATCCTGAAGAAGAGGAAGAAGCCGACGACTCTGAGGAAGAAGCCGACGACTCTGAGGAAGAAGAGGAAGAGGCCGAGGACGACGAGGGCGAGCCTGGTATGGAGGTTGTCGAGTCTGGCGAGGAGGAGCTCGAGCCTGCTGACGACAAGAAGAAAGGCCGCGCGCGTGATGCCAAGGATGGTGCTGCTGCCGTGCTTAAGCTTCTGCGCCCTGTCGTTGCACGCAGCAATGACGCTGCCGTGGTCAATGCGTTCAACGCTGCCTTGGGTAGTGTGAAGCGTAGCAGCAAGGCTAGTACTGGTAGCTATGGCAAGTTTGCGGGTAGCGCGCGTGCGCATGACTCTAAAACTGGCAAGGCGAACGACAGCGGTGCAGATGCCGTTGCCAAACTGCAAGCGTTCTATGATAACGCTGCCAAAGGAGATAAGTAACCATGACCCAGTATGCTTTTGGGCAGACTATTCCCGTAACCGGCCCCAATATTGGGTTCCCGGGCGCGGTCTCTCGATTCGGTGAGCGCGTCATTGTAGCGCGTCAGTTCATGCCGACCAACGTCACCAATGTCCTGAACTTTGGTGATCCAGCGGTTCAGATTCCTAATGCACAGGGCGGAGTCTATACTTCCGTTGCTGACTACGTTGCGGCTGCTACTGCGAACATCGCTAACGTCGCCGCTTACTTCGCCGGCATGGCAGTGCGTGAGGTCAAGACTCAGCTTGTCTACCCCAACGCTGTCACTCCTGGTGTTCAGCAGCTGGGTAACTACAACAACTTGCAGATCGCTGAGGTTATGGAGCGTGGTTCGGGCACTATCAACCTTGCCGTCGGCACGCCGAATGCGGGCGCTCAGATCTACACTCGTGTTGTACTGAACACGGCCGTCACCGCTGGTACTATTGGTGACTACGAGACCAATCCGGCCGCGACTGACCTGTTCACTCTGACGGGCGCTACTGCGGCTGCTGCAGGTGCTACTGCCATCACGTTGACCGGCACTAATGTCTTCGTTGGCCAGCCCGTTAGTGGTCCTGGTGTCCAGCCTGGTACGTATGTAGTCAGCGGCACGGGCACGGCCGGCGCTTATACCGCTATCGTGCTGAGTCAGGCCCTGACCACCGCTATCACTGCCACCTCGCCTCTCACTTTCAGTAACTTGGTTGCACTGCCCAACATGGTCGCTCGTACCGGCTACGTGGACAGCAACAACGTTCTGGAAATCACCATCAAGATCCGCAACGCGGCCTAAGCAACCTAGACCACAGGAGATTACATGATTCGCAAATCCGGCAATCGCGCTCAGGCATTCGACACTGCAGGCGCTTCTGGTCTGGCGTTCCTTCAGAGCCAACTGGAAATCATCGACACGGACCTTGTACGTCCGTTGCAGGCTGTTACGCACAAGCGTGACATCCATGTTGAAGTAGGCGGCGGCTTCCCTGAGTTCATCTCGGCGTTTGCCTCCAACTACGCCACCACCGGCTCGCAGTACTTCGGTCTCCAGGGAACTAACAACACGGAGATTCCCGAAGCACAGGCTGACATCCAGAAGGGCATCTGGAAAACGTATATCTGGGCGATGGGCATGACCATCACCTGGGTAGACTTGCGCCGCATGGAGACTGCTCTCCACACTGGGCAGGCTCCGCCGTTTAGCTTGCAGGAGCTTTATGAGGAGTCTGTCGAGGCCAACTGGGGCAAGGCGCTTGACTTTGTTGTCTACGCCGGTTTCCTGGGCGATCCCGGTCTCATCAACAACCCCAATGTGTATGAGTACACAGTTCCGGCGGGCGCAAGCGGCAAAACCACTTGGTCTGGCAAGTCACCTCAGGAGATTCTGGCGGACGTCAATACGGCGCTCAATCAGACTGTCCAGAACAGCGGCTACTCTAGCGAAGAGGGCATGGCCGATCGTCTGCTTATCCCCTATACTCAGTTCGCTTACTTGACCCAGCCTATGACCATCGGCGGTTCTGCGGTGACCATGAGCACCATCAAGTACATTGAAGAGAACTGTGTTGCAGCGCACCACGGCGTCCAGTTCAAGATCAACTTCTTGCCGAATCCGTGGATCAGCGGCCAAGGTGTAGGCAACACTGCTCCAGTCGGTCAGCAGGGCAATGGTCTTGATCGTGGCACGTACTATAAGAACTCCAAGAAAAGTTTGTATCTCAAAGTCCCACAGCCTATGATGCAAGCACTGTCCGTGCCAACTACACGGGCAGGCGGGGCTTATGAAACTATGTTTGCGGGCTGTATCTCGCAGGTCATCTTCAAGCGCACCCAAACTGCAGTTTATCAGGACGGAATCTAAACTCTAGAAAGCCCACGGATCACACCGTGGGCTTTTCCATGCCCAATTACTCGTCTTTAAGGCCGCAAACTCCGCCACGGTCGTCCCATTGCCGCGATGGATGCCTTTAACCGGGTTGCACGGGTGCCAAACGGCACTCGGGTGCTCCTTGCCGCCTTCGGGTGACAACTTGACATCCGTGCAGCACTTCAACCAATCTTCCGCAAGGAGAGGATAACTACATGGCATTGCAATTGTTTTTCAAGCGTTCAAAAATCTTTCTCGCCAACCACGGCGATCGTGAGCTCAGGTTCCAGGCCCCGGCCGGCAATGTCCCAGTGCCTGCTCCCAACTGGGTACGTAAGACTATTGGCTATAAGTTGGGTGTTGCTGACGGCAGCATTGTGGACTTGACGCCACCTACAGCAGCTATACCAGTTGAAGCTCCTGTCGTCATTCCGCCACTTGACAAGATCAGTACGGCATCTGAGGCCATTGAGCTTGATGAAGGCGACGAGGAGATGGGCCCTGCTCCAGTAGTGCCTCCCAGCGCGGGTGCTGAGGAGATCAATGAGGACGACGAGCTGGAGTTTGCCGCGCCTAAGGCTGCAGCAAAAGCGCCTAAGGCCGCCAAGGGCTTGATCAACACCCGGCGTTAAGCAAAGCGAGGTAATACGGTGAGTACACCTAATTTCAACGGATGGCTGCAAACTGCGTGGGGCTCCGGAGCGGAGTTCTGGTGTGCGCAGCCGGGCGTAGGTAATGTCGGCTTTGTGTTCGGCACCAACCCACCGTATTACCTTGATGATTTTCTAGCTGTGAATCCGAAGTTCTTTGGAGCGGCTACTCTCGTAGGAAATGCTACAACGGTTGCCGGCTCTAATCAAGTCGCGTTGGCTTCTCTAGCAGGCCTGGGCTACGGGCAGTTCATACAAGGCGTAGGACTCCAACCTGGTACGGTAATTACAGTGCTAGGTGTTAGCTCCATTACAGTGAACAAGCCTGCTACAGCTTCTGGGACTGTTACGCTGCAAGTGTATGAGGCGCCCATAGTGCCTATCATGGTAATCCAGCTTTACCTAAACTTGGCGCAAGCTTCACTAGTTCAAGCTCGCTGGCAGGACGCGTGGTATCTCGCCATGTCGTGGTTCATTGCGCACTACCTCACACTCTACGTCAAGAGTGACGTAGCAGAGGTGCTAAGCAACACGCAGACGGGTATCCACGGCGAAATTCCAGTAGGTGTCCAGCCAGGTACAGTGTATACCATTAGTGCAGTTCCACCAGGTGGGCAGCTGCAGTCCTTGACACGCAATGGTGTGTTCCAGACGCCTGGAGTAGACTACAGTCTGTCTGGTATCACCGTCACGTTGAGTCTAGCCACTAAGACGACTGACCATTTATATGCAGTGTGGCCCACACCAGTCACATCTAGTACACCTGTCGTCTACGGTGCAGCACAAGTGGCGGCACAAGGAATTGCCACGGGCATCGAGGTAAGCAAGAGCGTAGGCGACGTAAGCGTCAGCTATGCTCAGCTTACCTCGCTTGAAGCTTGGGGCCAGTGGAATTTGACGGTGTACGGTGTTCAGCTGGCTAGCATGGCAAAAGTGATTGGGAGTGGTCCGGCACTTATTTGGTAAAGGAGGTCCGGTGGCAATCGAGGCTCAGCACGGCTGCATTTACGGGCTGCATTGTCTGGCTACTGATAAGTGGTACATTGGGCAGCATAAAAACTTTCTAACTGTAGAGACCAGATGGAGCAGCCATATATACGACTCTGAAAAATCTTCTAAGCTGTATATTCATCGCGCAATTAACAAGTATGGAGTAAGTGGTTTTACAGCAGAGGTACTTTGGAGTGGACCAGTTAAGCTTCTTAATAGCAAAGAAATTTTTTATATCAAGAAGTTTAGATCATTTGTAGACGGCCCTAAAGGTGGCGGCTATAACCTTACAACTGGTGGGCGACAAGGTACTGGAGTGTCAGAGCAGACAAGGAAACTTTTGAAGCTACTGCTAGGCTCTCCAGAAGCTCGCGCAAGAAACTCGGCTAATAAACGCCTATGGTTCAGCGATCCCGCAAATAGGCAGGCTCACTTAGAAACTCATACTACCGCAGATGCGCGCGAAAAAGCGTCAAAAAGTGCCTATAAAAGATACGCTAGTGTGGAAGAGCGTGCTAAAACTTCGCGAGCTACTATGCAGCGATATCAGCACAAAGAAGAACACATTAAGACTTCTGTAGCTGTTTCGAAGTATTTTGCAGAGAATCCTGTAGCAGCCGAGCTCAGTTCACGTACTGCAAAAAATACTTGGGCCCAGTATAAAGCTCTAGGTAAGATACTGGGACCAAAGGGCGCGACAAGAACTCAGGCCCAAAAGGCCCAGATATCGGCGGCACAGAAAAAGCGCCTAGCAGACCCGGAAGTAAAACTACGCATGCTAGAGGCCCATAGAACTGAAGCATGCCGTACTAGTATATCAAATGGTGTACGGAAAGCGTACGAAAATCCAGCTGCACGTGCTAGATGCAGCGAAGCGGCTAAGAAAGCCTGGGCTATTCGTAAAGAAAAGTCTGCGCAGCTAAGCGGTGCTATATGACCCGTCCCGAGATTACACTAGGACGTAAGTCTGGCGTAGCTGCGCTCGCTAAGAGGTTGGCTGGACTCGGCAAGCTTGCAGCATATGTAGGGATTCCATCTGATGCAACGGAGCGATCATCTCAACTGCTTGAAATGGCCGGCAAGACAAAGAGCAAAAAGAAGCGAGCTAGGCTGACAAGCATCGCGGAGTCTGATGTAAGCAATGCCGAGCTGCTATATATCCACACCAAAGGCTCACCATTAAAGCATATTCCTGCACGCCCGGTACTTGAGCCTGCAACGGAGGCCGAGCCTAATAAGCACATCATTGCCAGAGAGCTAGCTGCTTCCGTCAAGGCAAACTTAGCTGGCGATAAGCCAGGCGCTGAAGCAAAGATGATGAGGGCGGCGCTAGCCGGCCAAAACGCAGCACGCGGGTGGTTTACGGACGACCGCAATGGCTGGGAGTCGAATAAGCCTGCTACCATCGCAGCTAAGGGCAGTGATCGGCCATTAATCGACACCGGCGCTTTGCGCGCCTCCATCATCGGACTTGTACGGGAGGACTAAGTGTCAACAAAAGTAAACAGCTTGCAGGTGGTCAGTTCTACAATTGACAGCTCGCCCATAGGCAGCTCCTCTCCCAGCACTGCACAGTTCATTACGCCCGGTGCCGGGGACAACAGCCAGAATGCAGCGACTACTGCCTGGGTTACGGCCGCTCTAGCGGGGACGCAGTCTGGGTCGGGCTCACTGCCCTTGCCGGGCGGACTTGTCATAAAGTGGGGTGTGTCGTCTACCATCACAGCTACTAGTGGTAGCGGTACAGGTATGCGTGTGAGTTTTCCCGCATCATTCCCGAGCAATTGCTTCACGGTAGTGGGAACTATAAATGGAAATAACGATCGTGTTGGGTATATGTCCGGATTTGACGCGGGCGGCTTCAATGTGGGCTGTAATGGTAGTGGCTCTACATTCAGTTGGATCGCGATAGGAAACTGACATGATAAGCGTAGCTGACATAGTCGCAGACGCCGAACTAGCCGCGCCGCAGCCATTCATCATCCTGCGGTCTGCAGGGCAGTTTGTGCTGGGCGGATTTCAATCATCAGTTACGCCCATTAATACTGTCGGTCCCGTGCAGCGCGCCAGTGATAAAGAAGTAAACATGATGCCTGAAGCAGACCGTATAGCAGGTATCATGGCTTTTTGGTCTACCATTCCGATAAACACTACGCAAGCTAAAGCGAAGACACCAAGTGCAAAGGGCCAAGTGCCGCAGGGCGCGCACCCAGGCAACACGTACACACTTACAGGGCCTGTAAATCCTAGTGGCGTAGCTCTATTCTACAACGGACTGATGCTTACTCCAGGAATAGACTACGCTCTCATAGGAAGCACCATCAGTTTGCTCGGCTGGTCCACTAAAGTAGGTGGCAATCTCTATGCTGTGCAGACTGTCAACTCTGCCAGCGGAACAGATGCGAGCGACATACTTGTGTACGTAGGAGAACAGTACAGAGTGCTGTCAGTCAGGCACTACCCCGGCAGTGGCTACTGGAAAGCACTAGGAACTAGAATGAGTGCCTCATGACAACTATTGCCTACCCAAATGGACAAGTGCTCACTAGCACAGCACTTACTATAGCCGCTATAAATGCAGCATTACAGCCGCTCACATGCAGTGTGCTAGGAATGCCCGCGCCTGACTATAGCCAAGTACGCATCGACTGGGCCACGGCAGGGCAGCCATTCGAGGACGTCAATGCAGATGTGTGTTATCTGGGATGCCTACTGACAGACGATCCATACACCCTGATTCGTGACCAGTATCTTTCACAGACTGGCGGTGTACTGACTCAATCATGGACGTACACACGGGCGTGGCGAGTTAGCTGGACGCTATACGGCCCCAACTCATTCGACCGCGCACGGGCTATTCACAGTGCGCTGTTCATGGACGCCTTCACAGATAGCCTGTCAGAAAGCAACCTGTTCCCATTGCCTAACATGCCACTTCCGAGGCGCGTGCCTGAGCTGCTCAACGCCCAGTGGTGGGAGCGAGCTGACTTCTACTGCAACATGTATGAAGCCGTCACAGAAACTATTTCACCCGGCATTGCCACTAGCGTGGAGATCAAGGTGGATACCAACGAAGGCCAAGTGGCCGATATCACCGTAGGCTAGGAGCTAGAAAATGAGTATTCCACTTCCTTTGTCGGACATAGTAAACATTTCTGTTACAGTAGCTCCGACGGCCGCAACGGCCAATTCTTTCAACCAAGGACTGTTCGTCGGCCCTAGCGCCGTCATTCCTTCTTACGGGGCTAATTCCCGGTTGCGCAAGTACGCCACTACAGCGGCCATGCTTTCTGACGGATTCACGGCCGTTCAGCCGGAGTATATCGCCGCCAACATCTACCTCGCACAGACACCAGCACCTGGCTACATCTGGATCGGTTGTCAAGACCTGACAGCTATTGCCACAGCCATTCCACACGCAGGCTCAGCAGGCACTAATTACAAGGTTGGTGATATAGTAGGCGTCACGCAAGGCGGTGCATCCAATGGTTTCCTTACGGTGCTTACCATCAACGTTGGTACGGGCGCAGTGCTCACACTGGGCGTTGTGGCAGGCACACAGGGTACTGCGTACACTGTGGCCACGGCGCTGGCTACCACAGGCGGCAGTGGTACAGGCCTCACAGTAGACATTACAGCTGTAGGCGAGACTTTGCTGCAGGCCTCACAGGCATGTCGTGCTGCGAGTTCACTGTGGTATGGGCTCGCAGTCAACAACCCGGCTGATGCCGACAACTTGGCGCTGGCTGCATGGGCCGACCCTAACTGGCAGACTACACGCTACTATGCATGGTCCTCGTCTGTCGGCATTCCCAACGGCACGGCGGCCAACATTGCGCTTCAGTTGCGGACACTGCAGTACCGTGTGCTTGGGGTCTACTCTACCACGCAAAGTGGTCTGTACCCTAACAATGTCTATGCCGCCGCGGCATTGATGGGTATGGAGATGGGGCTTAATACTGGCCTACCTGGTAGCTTCTTCACTGTAGCGCATAAAGACTTAGTTGGCATAGCTGCAGAGCCACTAACAGAGACACAGGCTACCAATATTAAGGCAGCTAACTTCAACTTCTACGGCAACTACAACCCATACCAACTATTTGAGCCGGGCTTCATGAGCAGCGGTGTTCCATCATTCTTGTGGCTTTACTTGGCTATGTATGTCGCACAGTTGCAGATTGCAGAGCTGAATGTACTAGCTAGCTTGCCCGCCGTGCCACAGACTAACGGTGGCCAGCACTTGTTTATCCAGGCGGCTAATGCCGTTGGAGCTACTTTTGCAGGCATCGGTTTCTTGTCGGGTGCTAACTGGGCTGGGCCCGCTGTTAATGTGCCAGGTATCTCGCTTACCTCGGGACAAGCCATTCCGCTCGGTTACTTGAACCAGTCGCAGCCGTACTCACAGCAGTCCTCTGGCGCACGTGCCGCCGGGCAGGCTATGCCGATTATTTCGGCCATTACCACGGCGGGAGCAGTTGTCAGTCTGCTTATCGGCGTCTATGTGCAGCTTTAACAGGAGGAACCAATGGCCGTCGGCAATGTTGGCGTAACGTATTCATTCAAAGACTTGGTGGGCGCGCTGACTAACAGTGCGTTCGCTGTGGCATTTCCGCTAACGGGTGGGAACGTAGGCCTGGGCCAGATTACCATCTCCATGACTACCAGTCGCACGGCTCACCAAGTAGCCTCAGATGGTACCGTCATGCCCAACTATATCCCAGGCAATAACGGCGCCATCGCTATTGAAGTGCAGCAGACGTCTTCGCTCCATCACGCGCTATTGGACCTGTACAACTTGGCCACACTAGCTGCTGATGGTGATGATGTCAGTGGCTGGGCGAGCACCAGCATCAGCTTTCGCACGTTACTTGACGGTTCCACACATCTGTGCGACGGCGTCAGTTTCGAGAAAGTACCTGACAAGCCGTATCATGCTACAGGCTCCAATGTCACTTGGAATCTTATGGCAGCCAACATCGTTAACTTGTAGCTGAAGGACACAGAACAATGGCAAAAACAACAGTGGTAGAAATAAACGGGCAACGGTACCAGCTACGTAAGCTGCTGCCTGATGTAGGCAGCTACATCTACATGAAGATGATGGGCGTGCTGTTGACAGCTTCAGCAGATGCGCAGGCCACGCCTGACGCGGACGAAAATGCGCCCAAGCCCACGGAGCAGGACAAGGCGCGGATGCTGTGCACATTGGCCTTTATGCGCGGCCTCAGTTACGAGGACTTGAAGTTTGCGCAGCGCCAGTGTATGCAGGCCACATCACGCATTGAAGCGTCACCTACAGGCACAGATATCACCATACCCATCATGAATGACTTTGGGCGTTGGGCCATTCCGGAGATTGCTGACGATATTTCGTTGGTCAACAACATCACCACGGAATCACTGGTGTTCAGCTTGTCCAGTTTTTTCTCCGATCGCCCGTTGGCGGCCACTCCAACGGCAGGCTAGGATTTGAGCCTGTAGCCTTTCCTACCATAAACCCCATTGCGTGGCGGCCGGTAGCTGCTGGGCTGTGGCGTCAGCATGAATTAACGGACGGCACTTACGACATGGGCGACCTTGCCGATGTGCTAGAGTTCCTGGACGTTAAAGAAGAAAACGAGCGCCGAAGCCGAGAGGTCCACAATGCCCAACGTGATTGATGAATACTTAATAAAACTTGGGACAGTGGTAGACCAGGCTGGTCTGGCACGATTCCATAATGCTCTGCGTGAGGCAGCCTTTGTTGCGGAGACCCAGTCCATGCGAATGGCTGGATCTTTTCTCAAGGCTCAGTCAGAAATAGTCGCAGGGTTCGTGGCAATTGGTGGCGCAGCTATCGGGCTTATTGACAAGACCGCAATGGCAGATCAGTCATTTCGATTATTTGCGCTCCACATGTATATGTCGAAGGATGCTGCACGGGGGCTCAAAGTAGCTACTGATGCTCTCGGCGTCAGTATGGAAGATATGGCCTGGGACCCAGAACTACGGGGGCGTGCACATCAGCTTCTGCTTGATCAAAAGGCTATGGCTCCAGGCAAAGACTACGATGAGCAGATGCGCAAGATTCGTGACGTCAGGTTCGAGTTCACGCGTATGCACGTGGAACTTGAGTACCTCGGGATGAACGTCGTCACGGAGTTTATGAAAGGACTCGGTCTCGGACCGGACACACTGCTGACCAAGCTGAAAGAGTTCA